TTCTCCACCAAGCGTTTAGCGATCTGCTGCCGAGAACCGACATTAAAAACTTCAACTCCATCTTTAAGTTTCTTGCCAGTTTTCTCCGAAACACGCTCGGTAATGATTGGAGGAAATACTTGTTGTAAGGCTTCCTCGATCTCCGACATCTCTGTTTTGATTTCGCAAAGTAACGTTTGTGCGTAAGGAACATCTAATTTAAACCCATTCCTTTCCTGCTGTGCAATAACTACTTGCACCTCATGTTCTAACTTCACTGCTTCGCCTGTGAACTTACCACTAAATATTAACTTTGTTACCTCTTCATATACACGATGTGTAAGATTTACATCCTGTATGCAATAGGTAAGCATCTCTTCTGTTAAACCACCTTCAAAGTCAGTGAAGTCACCTTTATGAAACTTTAGTGTTTCACCCCAAGCAGCCAAGCTGTGTCCACCTTCTCGTGATGGATTAGTCATTCGTGACATTAATAACGTATCAAAGCATTGACTAGGACGTATCTGAGTACCCCACACACGATTAAGTATAGGTGCATCAAAGGCTACCACATTATGTCCACATATAAGACTACAAAGAGAAAGATAATGAGATAATCCATTTACTTCCTTCCATATCCTAACTTCATTATTGTCAATGTCCTTTGTCACGCAACACCAGATAGTGTCGTGCGCTAGGTTTGTCTCAATGTCAAGGATTATTCTCATGGTCTAACTAATACTCCGCCTTTAATACGATGTGGGTAATTTTTACCACGCATGAAACAGTATTCTACACCATCTTTTTTGATAAGAAAAGCTTCATATGACTTAGTATCATAGCATGAATGCTCTGCGTTAACAATCTCTTGACGAAAATCTAAATACATCATGGTTGCTAAACCAAATGCGTAACATACTACACAAAAGAAAGCAGATTCTAAAGTTTTAATCATCTACTCCTCCATAAATATCAGAACCTGATAGTTCTCTCATACGTTCAAGAAGATCATTCAATGGTTCAACCATCATTGCTCTGCAACAACTAACTATGACAGGTGAAAACATTCTACCACTTTCTGATTCTTCTCTATGGTTTAAATACTTTTCAAAGAACTCTTTTACACACATGCGTAACTCTTCATCTTTAGTCATAGCTCTAAACTCACTTCTGTCATGCGTCCTGTGTCTTTACTGTAAAGCAATGAAGCGCAATGTGGACTAGTTAAACCTGAGAACCTGTTCTTTAGGATAGATACTCGTGTGGTGTTACGCTCTACATCATCTTCTGCCTGTGCATTGCGTACCAAGCCTATCACAATGTCAGATAGCTGTGCAATGGAAGCAGATCCACGTAGTTGCGAAAGCGAAGTAGCAGCACCTTCTTCATGGCCTTTGCTATCTGGACGTTTCAGGTGCGAGACTGCAATCAGGCTAATACCTGTTTCCTGCACTAACATGCGTAACTTGGTCATCAACTCATCAATTGCTTTACGTTCATCACCATTAGCCTGTGCTGATATGATCATGGACACGTGGTCCAAGAACACGTACTTGCAATCCGCCGCTTTGGCAAAATAACGAATTCTATTAATAACGTTATCAATATCAGTACTGCCAAAGTTATCCCAAAGAAATAATCTATCAGTCCCAAGTGTAATGTCGAAAGCATTTTTCAATTCCTCCTCTGATACAAATGTGTCAGGTAAATGTAGTGGCTTATTCAAGTACAATGACATGATTGATCTTGCAGTTTTACGTACAGATTCTTCCATAAACATTAGACCAATATTATCTTCTGTGCTTTCGATCAAGTGCCATAGTATCTCACGCAAAAACTGTGATTTACCTAAGCCTGATCCAGCGCATACTGTGATCAACTCAGCAGGTCTAATACCATATGTTAATTCATTTACACCAACCCAAGGATATAGTGCTGAAGACTTCTCTATCGGCTTATTAACTTCTTCCCATAGTGTTGAACCTGCAATGATACCATCAGGTGTCCATTGTTCAGCATTCCACCAATCTTTAATATAATCGGATGTGTAACCACCTGCAAGGTAATCACATGCATCCTTAAAACCATCACGATGTTTTACAATCTTGCATTTGCTACCAAATACTTCAGCAACTTCTTCTGCTGCTTTCTTGCCTACAGTATCGCTATCAAAATCAATCACAATAGTCTCAAAGCTGCTCAACCATTCGTATGCTGCTTTAACGTCCTTTAAAGCCGCCTGTGCGCCATTGCGTACCGATACATGTGCGTACTTGCTACCTGACATTTGAAACCCTGCTAAGGCATCTAATTCGCCTTCGTGGATGGTTACAGTCTTACCACCACTAGGAAACAGGTGTTGTCCGAATAGAGCCGCATTTCGCCATTCACCTTGAACTAAGAATGTCTTGTCTTCCACCTTGCGTACCTTAGCAGCAATAATCGTACCCTCTGCGTTTGCGTATGGGTAGTAATGATTAGTACTAGTCTGCGTGACACCAAAGTACTGGCATGTATCTTTAGTAATACCTCTGTCTTTTATCGACAATACTTCACCTTGTATTTGCATTGTTTTCCTCGTTTCTATCTTGTTAACTTCAGTACCATCGCCTTTAATGTAGTTATGACATACATGACAATATTCATGATTATCATCATACAACGAATTACCATCACTAGAACCACATTTAAGACATGGGATATGCTTTAAAAAATTACTTGACATAAATCCCTTTCTTAATTATAATAACTATGTAGACAACAAAATTATTAATGATTATAAATTATAATAATAATTAATAATGATGTTAACTACTTAGTATTCTATATTACCAAAATTATCTTCATCATCTTCATTCACAATCTCGTATAAATCATTAGAGCTTGCGAGATCAAGTCTATCTTTATAAACCAAGTCACTCTTAATTGTCTTAAAGCAAGTATTACATAAATCGTAATACTCGCCTGTCACTAAAGACTTTCTTGTTGTTTCATAATCGCTGAGAATCACATCACATGCTCGGCAACGCATTATTGTTTCCCGCAAGCACAGTTATCACATTTACAACGATCATTGTATGCTTGCATGTCATAGTATTCTTTAAATACATCAGCAAGTTTTCTCCATGTTTCCATGTTTTTCTCACCGATCTCGCCTTCGTATAGCGTAGAGCCAATACCACCTAAATCTAATAAATGTTTTAATTGTTTATCATCCATAATCATCTCCATTTATACATAAACCACAGCAGTAGCGTCATTGCTATTGCGATACCAAAGCATACACCAGACAGAACAAAAAAGATAGATGTTAGAATCATTTTTCCTCCTGATAATCATTCCATTCTGCTTTAGGTTTGCACGTATGCTTACCTATGATTGGCATGCCACAATTACCACATACTATACCTTTAAAGATCCTGTCAAAGTTTTCTCTGAAACTATCTGAAACAGGTTTAGATTTAATATAATCGCCCGTAATATCATTCCTGCTCATCTTTATATCCTTTCGAAATAATTTGTCCTTCGTGTACTAGCGTAGTGAATGTTGAAAACAATTGTTTAAACTTGTATCTGTATACTGGTGACAAGCAAGATATATCCGCAGGTGTTGCACCCTGTTCTATCATTGTTTCTAAGTCATCACATATTTCCCAGCATTGTAGTATATGTTGCTCTAAATCAAACCTGTCCATCTTTATTCTCCTCTATGTTGTAAAACCAATCACCACCTGCTGACCACTTGCGTGTGCCATCAACTGTGTAAAATGTTTGTGCTGCCTGAAAATCTGGAAACTTTGTATCAGCAGGTATTAAACTTTGATCATACCATAAACAACGATTATTAGGCTGTGTAGCAAACTGACCATTGTCAAGCTGAATAAAATTAAAACTTTTATGTTCTTCTGCCTGCTCAGTAAAACTTGTATCTACATCTAAACCATCAGCACAAAAATCTACCGTAAACATGTATCGACCAAAGTGCCATTCTTTATCTTTACCTAGAAATTTAACTCCTAGATTGCGTAAACCAATCTTTTCATGCACTGTAAATCTGTACCCCATACAGTCCCATAGTTGCAAAGTGTCTATAGGTAAATCACCATGTTCCTCTTTCCATACGTATGCGTGAATAGGCAACTTGTCATACAATGCACCATAGTTTGGCAGCAACGATTCAATGCGAAATACTTGTCCACGTAATGCTTTAATGCTTACCCATATTGCAGGTTCAAGTTCTCCATGACCTTTGGTATGGTTATATAAAAATTCACGTTTTACAAAACATTTTATTGGCGGTA